CGGCCCCTGCTTCGGCAGGGGCCAACCTTTACAGGAAATTCTATGCACATCTATCTGCGTCACCCGGACCACGGCACCAAGGTCGCCACGATGGACCTTGAGGCGATTTATGATGAAGAGAACGGCTGGACGCGCTATACTCCCGGCGAACAGCCCGCCGCGCAGGCAAACGAACTGGTCACCAGACGACGCGGGCGTCGTCCTTTGGTTGAGGAAATAGCGGCAGATGGCAACGACAGCGGGCGATCAGATTAATGGTGCGCTTCGGCTCCTCGGCGTTCTGGCTGAAGGTGAAACGCCGTCTGCTGCCACGTCGCAGGACGCGCTGACGGCGCTCAACCAGATGATTGACTCGTGGAACACCGAGCGATTGGCCGTGTTCTCCACGCAGGACCAGGTGTTTAGTTGGGCACCCGGTCTGATCTCGCGCACGCTCGGCCCGTCCGGCAACTTTGTCGGCAACCGCCCGATCCTGCTGGACGACTCGACCTATTTTCGAGACCCGGCCAGCGGCATCTCCTACGGCATCAAGATCATCAACCAGCAGCAGTACGATGGCATCGCCGTCAAGACTGTCACCAGCACCTACCCGCAGGTGATCTGGATCAACATGAGCTATCCCGACATTGAGATGTACGTCTACCCGGTGCCGACCAAGGTGCTGGAATGGCATTTCGTTTCGGTTGAGGAGCTGACGCAACCCGCGCTGCTGTCCACCACGCTGGCCTTCCCGCCGGGCTACCTCCGCGCGTTCCGCTACAATCTGGCCTGCGAGTTCGCGCCGGAGTTTGGCATCGAGCCGCCGCCTACGGTGTCGCGCATCGCAATGGCGTCCAAGCGCAACCTGAAGCGCATCAACAACCCTGACGACATCATGTCGCTGCCCTACAGCATCGTCGGGACGCGCCAAAGATTTAATATTTTCGCGGGCAACTACTAATGCAGTCGCCCATCCTCGGCAGCAGCTACGTGGCCCGCAGCGTCAACGCTGCGGACAACCGCTGCGTCAACCTCTACCCCGAGATCGTGGCGGAGGGCGGCAAGGAGCCTGCGTTTCTTCAGCGTGCGCCAGGCTTGCGTCGGCTGACGACGGTTGGCCTTGGGCCTATCAGAGGGCTGCACTCCTTTGGCGGCTACGCCTACGTCGCGTCTGGTGACGAGCTTTACCGCCTCGATACCGGCTACAACACGACCCTTCTTGGCAACATCGCCAACGACGGCCCGGTGTCGATGGCCGACAACGGCACGCAGCTCTTCATCGCGTGCAACGGCCCCAGCTACATCTACAACAGCAGCACGCTGGCCTACGGTCAGATCACCGACCCGGACTTTGCCGGCGCTGTGACGGTCTCCTATCTCGACGGCTATTTCGTCTTTATTGAGCCAAACAGCCAGCGGGTGTGGGTGACGCAGCTTCTTGACGGCACGTCGATTGATCCGCTGGACTTCGCCAGCGCCGAAGGCGACCCGGACGGCCTTGTGTCGTCCATCGTGGATCATTCGGAAGTGTGGCTGTTCGGCACCAACTCGGTCGAAGTCTGGTACAACGCGGGCGGCGCGGCGTTCCCGCTCCAGCGCATTCAGGGCGCGTTCAACGAGATCGGCTGCGCTGCGACGTTCTCGGTCGCCAAGCTTGACAACGCCCTGTTCTGGCTGGGCGCTGACGCGCGCGGCAAAGGCATCGTCTACCGCGCTAACGGCTACACGGGCGTCCGCGTCAGCACGCACGCGATTGAATGGCAAATCCAGCAATACGCCAACATCGCAGACGCCACGGCCTACACCTACCAGCAGGACGGCCACGCCTTCTACGTGCTCTCGTTCCCGTCTGCCAACGCGACGTGGGTCTACGATGTGGCTACACAGGCGTGGCACGAACGGGCGGGCTTCAACAACGGCGCGTTCACCCGCCAGCGTGCCTCGACGCAGATGTTCTTCAACGACAACACCGTCGTGGGCGACTACCAGAACGGCAAACTCTACGCTTACGACCTGACGCTCTACGCCGACGACGACCAGACACAGCGGTGGCTGCGCTCGTGGCGGGCGCTGCCGACCGGCCAAAACAACCTCAAGCGCGTAGCCAACCACACCTTGCAGCTTGACTGCGAGTCGGGCGTGGGCCTCAACGACGGGCAGGGCAGCGACCCGCAAGTCATGCTGCGCTTCTCCGACGACGGCGGGCACACCTGGAGCCGCGAGCGTTGGTCCTCGATGGGAGCCATCGGCATGTACGGCAAGCGCGTGTTCTGGCGTCGGCTTGGCATGACGCAGAAGATCCGCGACCGCGTCTATGAGATCTCCGGCACGGACCCGGTGCCGATCTACATCTTGGGCGCGCAGATCATCATGAGCGGCACCAATGCTTAGCGACAGCCAGATCCCGGCACCGCGCGTCCCGATAACCGGGGCGGAGGGCGGGATCATCACCCGCGAGTGGTTCCGGTTCTTCAATTACGTTTACGAGACGCTCTTGCAGCGCGCGGCGTATGGCGTCGCCTACGGCACGTCAAACACGGCGTGGGCGGCCAACACGCCGTCGCTCGTCCCGCTTGACGTTGTCGAAGTGGCGTCGGGGGTGTCTGTGCTCGCGTCGGTCGTCACCGTACAGACGCCGGGGCTGTACACCGTGACCGCCAACATCCAACTGACGAACGCCAACGTCTCCAACGGCGACAGCCTGTCGGTCTGGCTCCGCGTCAATGGCGTGGATGCGGCCGCCACGACCAACACAGCCTTCGTGCCCGCGCAAGTCGGCGCAGTGGCCGGGCAAGGGCTGCTGACGGTCAGTTTCACCCGACAGTTTATTTTGGGCGACTATTTCGAGCTATACGGTCTTTCGAAGCTCGGGTATGCTCAAATCGCAACGACTCCCGCCAGCCTTTCGCCAGCATATCCGGCAGCGCCCGGAACAACCTTGACTGTGGCGCAAATCAGATAGGATTGACATATGGCCTCCTACAATCTGTCTTCCTTTGCTGGCGCTGGTGCGCAGTTCTTTGACGACAACGGCAACCCGCTGACCGGCGGCAAGGTCTACACCTACGCCGCTGGCACGACCACGCCGCTGGCGACCTACACGACCACGACCGGCGCGGTCGCCAACGCGAACCCCATCATCCTTGACGCTGCGGGGCGGACCCCTAATGAAATCTGGTTGGCTGTTGGCACTCTTTACAAGTTCATCGTTAAGACGTCGGCGGATGTGCTTGTTGGCACTTATGACGGTCTTCCTGCTATCAACGATCCTTACAGCATCAATGCACTGCTAGGCAGCGTCACCGGCACGAACGCCATTGCGGCGGTGGCGACCCCGGCCATCACGGCCTACGTTGCGGGGGCGACGTACAGCTTCATCGCGGCCAACACCAACACCGCCGCAACGACGATTAGCATTGACGGCTTGGCGGCCAAGTCGATCACCAAGAACGGCTCCGTGGCTCTGACGGCTGGCGACATCCAGGCGGGCAAGCTGACGTGGATCGAATACGACGGTACGACGTTCCAGCTCATCAATAACATCGTCTACGGCGGGTCGATCACCAACGGCACGATTACCAGCTTGACTACGCCGCTGGGCGTGGCTAACGGCGGCACAGGCCTGTCTACGCTTACAGCCAATTCGGTCCTTCTGGGCAATGGCGGAAGCGCCGTGCAGTTGATCGCACCGGGCACAAACAAGAACGTCTTGACCAGCAACGGCACGACGTGGGCGAGCACGGCACCCACCGTCGCGTCTCCGACCGTAGTCGGGCAAGTGCCGTTCAGCACGGACGGATCTACGTACACGGCAACGGCCAAGATCGTAGCCGCGACCGCTGTCACGGTATCAGGCACGACCGTTGACTTCACGTCCATCCCGTCGTGGGTCAAGCGCGTCACGGTCATATTGTCCGGCGTGTCTACGAACGGCACCAGCGACATGCTGTTGCAGATCGGCGCAGGGTCCGTAACCACGAGCGGGTATGCCAGCGGCACCGGCAGTGTTGACGCTGGCGGCACCGCCGGTTCTACAAGCACGCAAGGCTTCACCTTGGCGAGCCGTAGCCAAGTCGCGACAACGATACGCCACGGGTCGGTGGTCTTGCACAACGTGACGGGCACCACTTGGGTGGCCACCGTCTCGTTCGGCACGTCCGACACTAACGGCGGCACCGTTGGCGGCGGCACGCTGGCGCTTGGCGGCGCGCTTGACCGCGTGCGCCTTACGACGGCGGGCGGCGTCAATACGTTT